GCGTCAGCATCTGCTGCTGACGGTAGGCCGGCGTGCTCGGGATGTCCTCCAGCGCCACCTTGACGTTGGCCTTGTCGACGTCGTTGTGCGCGTACTGCACGCCGGTCAGGTCGTCGGTCTTCGGCACGTTGAGGCTGATGACCTTGCGCCTGGCATCGCTCTCTCCGGCCACAACGTCGATCTGCCGGCCGGTCATGTCCTGCCGGATCAGCGTGAGCAGGCGCTCGCCGACCTGCTGCCGGGAGAACTTGAAGTTGTCGTTGATCTCGCCCAGCGTGTTGCTGGACTGCTCGACCAGCGTGTTCATGGCGATGCCACTAGAGGCGCCGGAGTCGCTCTTGCCCAGCACGGTGTTGTAGATGCCGGCCGCCTCCTGGATGCCGGACTTCGCGTCCTGCAGCACCTCGAATTGCTGCTGGCTCAGGCCTAGGTCGGACTCGACCTTGATGCCGTCCGCATGGGTGCGTGACGGGCTGCGGATGATCATCGAGTCAGGCCGGCTGATCTCGTCCATCACCGTCTGGAAATCGTTGTAGCGCTGGTCCAGCGCGTCAGCGTCGATCTCCACGCGCTTGCTCGAGAGCAGCCACATCAGCTTGCGGCGCCTGGCGTTGACCTCATCCTGCAGCGGCATCATCGAGCGGATGAGGCCGTAGGGCACGCCGGTCAGGTCCTCGCGGAACCCCCAGAATGGCACATAGGGCATGCGGTTGGTGCCCGGGTCGTAGTCGTGCAGGAGGTGCGGCCCGAACCAGATGCCAGCGCGCAGCTTGCGGTAGATGGCCGGCGTGGGCTTGAACTGCCCGCTGCCGATGGCCGCCATGTGGATCGGGTTGGCCTTGTCGAACTCGACGGTGCGCGTGCCCAGGTTGAGCACCAGGCCGCGAACGTAGGTCGCGTACCAGATCTCGCTGAGCGCCACGCGCCGGTTGCTGATGTTGCGCCAGTCCCAGGCCGACACGCTGATGCGGCTCTCCTGGTCCAGGGCGTTCATGAGCGTGGTCGACTCTCGGGCCCGCTGCAGCCAGTCAGGCTGCCACCCGCTCGCGCTGGCCTGGATCAGCGGCTCGTGCTCTGGCATGGCCGCAGTGACCTGGTCGATCGGGAACCATTTCTGGCGGATCAGGTAGCGCGATTCATCCAGCGCAGAGTCACCGACGGGCGTGGCCCAGTCCCAGTAGATCTCGCGGCGGTGGACCGATTCGGCCTTGTAGGGGTACTTGAACGGGTCCGAGTTGCGTGCCACATGGACCCAGCCCAGGCCGGCCTTAACCTGGCCAGCGTAGGCATCGCTGCAGGCCCTGTCGGCCCGGCTCTCGCGCTCGGCCTCGGCGAGCTTGGCGCTCAGCGCTTCAGCGACATCCTGCTGGTCGTCGCTGTCTGCTACCACCCGGAAATCCTGCCGGGTCTTGGCCTCGATGCCCAGCACGGCGTCGATAGCCGGCTTGATCAGGTTCGTCATGAGCTGGGTGAAGCCCATGCGGTCGAGCTCTTGCAGGACCTCGGGGGTGAGCTGGTTGCCGTCGTAGTAGTCGGCCGACTTGTCCATCGAGGTCCTGAACGCAGGCTGCGCCCGGGTCTCCTCGACGTACTTCATGAACTGCTCAGGCGCCAGCTCGCCGGTAGCCGTTGGCATCTGTCCAGTGATCGTGTGCTGCGACAGTGCGTCGTTGACCTGCATCCCGGCCTCGTGGTGCTGAATGCTGCGCAGAATGGGCCAGATCAACGGCCAGGGGTGGTCTGACCGCTACCACACCCTTCGCTGCATGCGCGCCGCACGGTACGAGCCGGCCTTCTCTGACAGGCCAGCGTCCGCTGCGAACGGGGTGGCGAAGGTCAGGGCCAGGGCGTCACCAGCATCGGGAGACTTGACACCGCGCTTGCGCATACTTTCCTTGCTCTCAAGTCGCAGCCGGCGCGAACTGTCGTAACTGAACTGTGGCGCACACAGGTCCGATGCCAGGCTGTCGTCGGACGGGAGCTGGTTGGGGGCGTCATCGAGCCAGGCCTTCATGTCGCCCCAGATCTCATCGCGCTTGATCGAGTACAGCTCATCGCGCGCTGCGCGGCCCCCGAAATGAATCCGATGCACGGGGTAGTTGAGCTCGAGCAGCCGGTCTGCGATGCCGCTGCCCACGCCGGTCGCATCCACGTTGATGGCGGCCGGCTTGTGGATGTCTGCCAGCGCTGCGACCTTGGCCACGACTTCCATCGGGCCATATTTGTGAAACCGAGCGACCTTGCCGTCGCGGTCCAGGCCGTAGGCTCGACGGCCCTGGCGCATGACGATCGCGGTGCTGTCGTCACCGTACTCTGCTGGGTCGACGCCGAAGATCTTGGGCCCGCGAGGCTCGACGTTGAGCCCGAGCACCATGGCGCGGCTGACGATGTCTGCCGTGATCAGCGGGTCGCCGCTGACCTTGGTGAATGCCAGGCTCGGCTCGGCCGGGTACTCCTGGTCGAACAGGGCGATGTCGCCTCGGAAGTCGCCGTGCAGCTTGGCCCGGCGCCACACCATGTGCTCGACGGTCAGGCCCTTGCGCTCGTATCGTGCCAGGTAGTCCTGCTCATAGGCGTCGAGCTGGAACCCGGGGTAGACCTGCCGGCTGTACTCGCGCTGCCAGAACCATGGCACGAAAATGTTCTCGTAGTCGGACTCGCCACGGTCTGCGCTGGTCCAGGCGCGGTGGAACGCATTGCCGACACCGTTGGCCGTGGTCTCGAAGATGACCTCGCTGCCAGGCATGTCTGGCACGGTCTGACCAAGGCCGGCCATGTGGTCGTCGGCGCCCTCCCAGAAGGCGAACTCCGAAGCATGCAGGAGCTGGAAAGTTCGACCACGGCCCACGCCTTTCCGATTGCCGGCGGTGGCCACGACGTAGCCGCTGTCCAGCTCGCTGAAGCTCAGCTCGTTGGAGTTCGATGCGCTGGTAGCCGGCCGGACAGAGTTGGGCGCCAGGTCCTGGTAGCGCTTGGTCATGCCGAACAGCGCGTCTGTGCTGTCGCCCAGGTGCGTCAGGATCAGCGCCATCAGGCCTGGCCGCAGGCTGGTCTGGTGGTAGAACCGAGCCTGGATGTAGGTGCTCGCGCCCTGCTGCCGGCCCTTGAGCAGGTTCACGCGGACCTTGCCGATCCGCGCCTTCTGTTTCTCGAGGCGATGGTGGATGTAGACCTGGGCGTCGTTGAGCACCAGCGGCTCGATCGCGCCCGACTTCGTCCTGATGCGCAACGCACGCGGAGCGTAGAAAAGGAAGTCGCCCTGCATCTGGGCCAGGACAGACCGAGGATCAGTCATTGCGCACACCCCATCTGAATGCCATGGTCTTGATCTTGCGGATGGCGGCCTGCTCGATCTGTCGCACCCTCTCCCTGCTGACACCCATGATCTGCCCGGTCTCTTCGAGTGTCAGACCCTGCCAGTAGATGTACCGCAGCACCAGCATCTGCCGAGGCGTCACCAGCGCAGCCACCAGCCTCGCGATCTCCGCAGCATGAATGGCGGCCTTGTCATCGTCATCGTCCACGGACGACAACGACACCATGCCGAACTCAGGGGTGGGCTCCAGCTCGACATCTCGCTTCAGCCAGATCCTGTAGGCCTCTGGGTGATTGACCGACCACATGCTCCCGTAGGGCTGGCGGCCCAGACCTCGCTGGTCAGTCATCGCGACGCAGCGGTGCATGGGCAGGGACAACGGCCAGGGCCAGAGCCTTGAGCTCATCGGCCACGCTGAGCTGGACGTTGGCGTCGACGTTGACCTTGTCGCCATAGACCTTGGGCAGCATCTTCGAGAGCACCCACTTGCGGGCGTCGATCTGCAGCCTCGTGCGATCGACCATGTCTGCCGTCTGGATCTCGACACCGTCCGCGCTGGTCTTGACCTTGGCGCCGACGCGGCACTTGTTCGACAGCTCGAGGATCTCTTCGCCGTGCCAGTGCCAGCCTAGCTCGCGCGCGTGCGCGTACCTCGCTGCAAACCCGTCGACATCGGAGATGACCCACGACCTCACAGCCGCAGCCGTAGGCATTCCCACCTCTTCCCCGATCCGGTTGAGCAGCTCGCCATTGGCGATGCGCGCCAGCACCAGCTCGCCGGTCGCGCGGTCGTAGCTGCTCTTGCGCCCGCGCTTGAGCGGCTGCGGTGTGCCTGGCGTGTGCGTCTCGAGGGGGAGCATCGACAGGATGTCTGGCTGCGATGCGTCCTGATCCTTTGGAGGCATGGCCTTGCTTGCGATTGGCACAAGTGAGCGCTCGCTCTTGCGTTCCTGAACTGTTTTGGCAGTTTTCGGAGGCTTCGAGGGGCTCTTCGCTGGTGGTTTCTCCGTCTGCTTGGCTGACGGTCGCTTCGCGGTGCCCTTGCGCTGCGTTGTCGGCGCAGCAGCCGGGACATCGGAAGCCGGGCGTGGCTTCAGTGTCATGTGCGCATTCGAGCACCGAGTGCTGGTCATGGGTGGTCTGTCCTCTGTGCGCGGCCTCGTGCGGTCGTGAATAGTTGACTGATTTACTATGGCTTGTGTAATCTCAGAACACAGCTCTGCAATTTTGCATTACATTTTCAACATCGATTCATCGATCACGGCTTTGAGACAGGCGGCGCCAACTGCCTGAGTAGCCCGGAGGTGGAACCCGCAGCCGGGTGTGAACCGCTGAATGCCCGAGGACACGCAATTCCTCACAGCTCCTTGGTTGGAGCGCACTGCGCAGCTCGCCTGTTCAGTGCCTTCCAACCCGCTCAGGAGAGCCTCATGTCCATCCGCAATCTCAAGGTCGTGCCCGTCACCTTCCGCAACGAAGTCGTCGGCTTCCGCGTCGGCGGCATCACCCGCGACTGCCCCGATTCGCTGTGGGATCCGATTGCCCACCGCGCTGTCTTCCGCACCCGGGAGCGCGCTGAAGCGTTCCTGGCCCGCGTCTGCAACGTCGCCCCCTGGAGCCTGAACCTGAAGGAGTGGCTGACCGGCTACTCGTGGGACGGTGTCTACAGCGTCCTGTGATTGAAGCGCCATGCGCCCTGCGGGGTGCATGCCAGTTCAACCACGCTCAGGAGAGCAACATGGCAAAGCCCAGACTGTCCGTCACCTTCAACGGCCGCGTGATCGGCACCCGCAGCACCGACAGGCCCTACACGCATGCAGTCATCCTGACCGACTTCGATGAGGACGCCGCGCGCCGATCGTTCGCAGCGCACAGCACGGTCGACGCTGATGCGAAGAGCGGATGGAGCTTCTGCCGGCTGCGCCTGGACACGCCGCTCGGCGAGATCCCGAAACAGACTGAGGTGCGCGACGGCCGCGTGAAGCTCTGCTGGAGCTGGCCGATCGAGCAGCGCGACAAGGACAGCGCTCTGAAGTGGCTCGACGGTGCGACGACGGTCGAGGAGTTCGCCGCGAAGCTGTCGGCCCAGAGCCTCGCCAGGCTCGAGAAGTACATCGCCCTCAAGAAGGCCACTGGCAACTGCGTGCTGTCCTGGCACAGCAGCAGAGACCTGGCCTTCAAGGCCAAGGACGCTGCCCGCGACAAGAACCCGGCCTACCTGACCCTGGTCTGGGAAGTCGACGCCCGCTGATTGAAGCGCTCTGCCCAGCTTGCTGGGTAGACCAGTTCAACCCGCAAGGAACACCATGCAAGTACCCAACGAGATCCAGGCGCTGATCAAGCGCGGCGCCCTGTTCGTCGTCAACCACAGCGGCGGCAAGGACAGCCAGGCGATGTGCATCAAGCTCGAGTCGCTGGTGCCGCGTGAGCAACTGGTCATCGTCCACGCCGACCTGGGTGAAGTCGAGTGGGCCGGCGCCCAGGAGCACATCAAGGCGACCACGACGCTGCCGCTGCACGTCACCCGGTCCCGCCGCACGCTGCTCGAGATGATCGAAGAGCGCGGCATGTTCCCGTCGCCCACGCTGCGGCAATGCACGTCGGACCTGAAGCGCGGCCCCATCGAGCGGACCATTCGTGGCCTTGTCGAGCGCCGCCGGCAGCTACGCCAGGTCGGTGCTGACATCATCGTGAACTGCATGGGTATGCGTGCCCAGGAGTCGAGCAGCCGCGCCAAGCTGACGACGTTCAAGCTGTCCGACAAGAACAGCAAGGCCGGCCGCGAGTGGTACGACTGGCTGCCCATCCACGACATGCTGGTCGATGAGGTCTTCGCGACCATCAAGGCCGCCGGCCAGGAGCCGCACGCGGTCTACGCCCAGGGCATGTCGCGCTTTAGCTGCTGTTTCTGCGTGATGGCCAGCGAGCACGACCTGCGCACTGCGGCCGGCTTGAACCCGACGCTGTACCGGCGCTACGTCGAGCTGGAGCGCAGCACCGGCCAGGTGATGCTGATGCCCAGCAAGACGAAGGGCCGGCGCACGCTGGAGCAGGTCACTGGCGTCTACATCGACCAGGCCGCCTGACCACGCTGATCTCAGCCGCTTGCGCCCTGCGGGGTGCTCGCGAGTGCGATCAATCCACCTGGAGACCACCATGCGCCCACCGTCTGGCACCCGCCACCACTTCATCGAGTTCGCCCACCGCGACGGCCTGCCGCGCGAGCACGCGGCCTTCGAGTACGACAACCACCTGACCGCCAACGGCCAGGCCATGCTGAAGGACTGGTATCTGCACACCAGCCGTGTCGGTGCGCCCTTCACGCTGAACCGCGCGCAGCGATTGTCGCTGTACCTGACCTTCGAGAACGCCCAGGCGCATGCCTGGTTCGCAGCCGAAGCCTGATCTCAGCCGCTGCCCCTCTGCGGAGGGGATGCGAGTGCGATCGATCCCCGATTGCCAACCTGGAGCAACCATGACCAAGAAGCCTGCCAAAGACCTGCCGCCGCGCGTGTGGATCGAGCTGCAGCCGCCGCGCGACAAGGCCCACGCAGATCGCATCTGCGAGCTGGCCAACAACATGCTGAAACGCCTGGCCGCGCCTGGAGACCCGCCCGGCAGCGAGTTCTGGTGGAGCGTGAACGAGCAGCGCTACTGCTTCGGCGGCAACCACGGCTACATGACTCTGAGCGACCGGGGTGAGTGGTTCAACCTGGAGTACTTCGGACGCCCGCTCGAAGCCGCCACCGCCGAGATCTGATCTCAGCCGCTCGGGCCTTCTGGGCCCCTGCGAGTGCGATCAATCCCTGATCGACCAACTGGAGCAACAGCATGAAGAAGATTTTCACCGTCGATGTCGACGCGCCAGAGATTCTGTCGTGGAACAAGAACCCGGACGGCAGCCGTCGGGTGGTGCGTGCGGCGCAGCGCGGCCAAGTGACCATCGAGATCGATCTCGACATGCTCGCAGCCGACCTGGGCGAGCGTGCCCTGGCCAACAAAAGCGGAAGGGCTGTCGAGGCCAGCGGCGCTGTCGTCGTCAAGCGCATCAACTGATCCCAGCCACTTGCCCCGCGTGCGGGGCTCGTGCTTGTGATCCACCAACGCCAACAGGAGCCTGTCATGCCCCACCTGTCCCATACCGCTGTCGTCGCCAACGTGCGGCGCGACGGCGCCATCGGCGTCTTCGAGCGCCGAACCTTCGGCCTGATGCTCGACCAGCGCGAGCCCCAGCACCGGCAACTGCGTGAGGCCATCCGCATCCTGCGGCAGATCGGCTACGAGACGCGCAGCGTCGAGATCGAACCCGATCAGGCGCAGCGCCAGGCCGCCTTCGAGCGCACCAGCCTGATCAACGACATCAACCAGGAGTGACACATCCATGGATACGACCCAGCACACACACCCGGTGGTCTTCGGCCGAAAGGTTGACGGATGCCCGCGCTGTACCGAGCTGCGCCTGGGCATGCCGCCTCGGACCTGGCGCAATCAGCGCTCGAGCAGCGATGCCCAGCGCCTGGCTGACATCCGGTCGCATGACTGCAAGAAATCCCACTGCGGGCCGGTCTGCACGTTCGGCGACTACTGACCCCTGACCCCACAGACCCTGCGGCGCGTGCGCTGCAGTCCTGTGTGATCAACCACCAAGGAGGGCCGCCATGGCCAATGCAAGCGCCGACGTGCGCATCGACAATCACGGCTCCATCCTCATCGTCAATGGCCTGACCGAGGCCGGCCGTGAATGGATGGACAACAATCTGGCCAGCGATGCGCTGACGTGGGGCGCCCACGGCATCGTCGTCGAGCCCCGCTACCTCGGCGACATCGTCGAGGGCATGATCAACGACGGACTGGAGGTCCAATGATGAGCAAGACTGAGGCATTGCGGCGCGCTCGCGCCATGGTAGGGCCCCTGATCCGGTGGGGCCACAATGACTGGCGATTCAGCAGCAACGAAGACGGCTGCGGCTGGCGTGAAAGCCTGGGTCGGCCATACTTCCACCAACATGCTGTTCGCGGCCAGCGCATCCGCGACATCGCCTGCGACTTGAGGAAGACGCCGGCATGAAGCTCATCGACGCCTACAAGGTGGCCGCCCAGCTCCATGCCGGCCAGGTCGACAAGGCCGGCCGCCCGTACATCGAGCACCTGACGCGGGTCATGCTGCGCGTGCAGGATGCCGGCGGCGGCCATCTAGCGCAGTTGGTAGCGCTGTTCCACGATGCACTCGAGGACACCAACGTCAGCATCCCCGAACTGCGAGAGGCCGGCCTGCCACGCAGCGTGATCGCATGTGTCCTCAGTCTGACCAGGGGGTTTGATGAAAGCTACCTTGAATACGTCGACAGGCAGCTACCGAGAAACCCAGACCTCCTGGGCTTCGGCCCAGACCTGGTGAAGCGCTGCGACATCGAGGACAACATCGACCCCGATCGCCTGGCGCTGCTGCCAGACGATGTTCGCCTGCGGCTCGTGGCCAAGTACACCGAGGCCCTGGCACTGCTCGATAACTAAACCGACCGGCAAGCTTGCCGTTTTGTCATCGAACCATCTAACCACTTAGGATCAACATCATGTACTACACAGCACCCCTGAACGGCCGCCGCCCCACCGACGGCGATTGCCAGCGCACGCTGGCCGACGCCCTGCGTGAGGTCAAGAGCATCCCCGAGCGGACCGTCTTCCGCTCGTCCGACGACGCGGTCGTCGCGTCCGGGTACGTCCTGGCTAAGCGGCGCTGCGATCTGCGGCTGGTCTACCGCTGACCCAGCCTCCAATCATCAGCCTGCCCGCCTCGTGCGGGCTTTTTTTCGTCTGGAGATCCCCATGAAGCAGATCCCGTTCACCACCATCCGCGCGCTGCATCAGCAGCTCAAGCCGGGCAGCCCGTGGTTCGACGCCGGCGCCATCTCGTTCTTTCGCACCGTGCTGCCGCAGTACGGCTTCGAGGTGCGCGGCGGGTTCGCGTTCGTCACGGCCGAGACCAGCCTGTCCGGAGAGAAGCGCTTCAGCGTGCGCTACCTGCACAGCACCACCGGAGGCATCGAGACGCTGGGCGGTTTCCACCACTTCCCGAGCCAGCGAGCAGCCACTGCGCGCATCCAGGGCCTGGTCGATGAGCTGCTGAAGGAGCCTGCGTGATGGACCGCTTCGACATCGCCGAGGCCCACGCCGTGCTCGAGTGGGACTACAACCAGGGCGGGTGGCTGCGCGAACGGCCCAGCAACCAGCGGCGCATGGAAGCCACCTCGGTGCAACTGCAGCGCATCGGGTTCAGGGCCAGGCCGGATCTGTGTTTCGAGAACCTCGAGGACGACGGCAAGGAGGTCTACCTGACCAACGTGCTGCGCTGGTGGCTGCCGATCGATGATCAGGTCGGCGCTGCGATCAAGGCCTTCTTCACGCCGGAGTTCATCGCGAGCTTCAGGCACCCGGGGCTGTGATGTCATCTGAGATTACACTCTCGAGCATGACGGGCGAACAACTGGATCAGTGGCGGGTACATGTCGGCATGCCGGTGACGCGGGTGACCGCGCTGCTGGGCGTGTCGAGAACCGCCTGGTATCAGTGGATCAAAGGGACCCAGCCCGTTCCCAAGGCCATCTCTCTGGCCTGCGCTGCGATCACGATGGGCGTGCGCAGCTACCCCGCCCCTCAGTCCGCTTCGGCATCGACCGTCGAGGACACTGGTGCTGACGCCGGCTTCTCACTGGCCGCACCGTTCAGCGGCCCGCCCGGGCCGCCCCTGGACTGACCGTTGACCTGACGGGTGCGCCGCATGCCTGCGGTGCCGTCCACACGCCTGAGCTCCCCGATCGCTACGATCGCCTGCGGAGCCAACCAGGCCGGTAGTGTCGTCTCGACACGCTTGATTTCACCTTGCATCGGCCGGGACCTGAACAGCTTGCTCTGTTCTATTGTCCTGGCCGATCCTGGGTGGTCTACCACAACCCACTCCAATAGACCCAGCTCGGCCTGCTTGTTAAGCCAGAAGATGACCTTCTGCCAGGCCACGCCACACCGCGCGCCGACCTCGGCAGCAGACATCCACCCGCCGTCCTCGCGGAGGACATCAAGGTATTGATAGCCGTGGACCGGCCTCGGCAGCAACTTGTTGTAGACGATCTTCGTCTTGCGTCTCACCTTGACCATCGGTCCCTCCTGTTGGTCTCCACTCCGGCAGCGTTGCAGGCCACAGGCCCTGCTCGATCACCCTGGTCCTGGTGGCCAGGGCTGCAACGACTTCGAACAGCCTGCGGCCTTGCTTGCCCAGCTTCCCGCTGCTGCCCACGAGCTCGTGGCATGCAGCGCAGCCAGGCCATCCACGTCGGCAGTCGGTCTTGATCCCCATGCCCTTGCCTTCGTCGGAATGGCAGAACTGGGAAGGGCCATGGCGGCCGCAGCGGAAGCACGGCATGGCCCTGACCACATCCATGTACCCCTCGTGGTCCAGCACGCATTCCTTGGGCCGTGGCAGGACTTCCTGGGCCATCTGGGCAGCAGGCCTGGCCGGCCTGGCCGGCTGTTTCGGCTTGACCGTGTAGTCATCCATCCGCTTGACCGGCCTGGGCGTCCACGCCGGCTTGAACCCGGTGCGCTTCATCGGCTTGCTTCGGTTCACGGCTGCCTCTCTTGCGGATGTGCTGACCCAGCGGGACGACGGTTTCGACCGTCGAGAATTTGTGGCCGTTGCCGCAGATCCGGCGCCGTCTCGGGCCGGACGGTGAGTTCCTGGTGTCCAGGACGTCGCTGAAAGGAGAGGTGCATTCAGGGCACCTCACAGCGCTGTCACCGACCAGGCCTTCTTGACCTTCTGGGCCAGGAAGAACTGCGCAGGGAAACGCGAGGCGGCGACCTTGAGCTTCACGCGGCCGTCGTCGGTGATGAAGCCGCCCTTGACCTCATGCACCTCGAGCGATCGGTCGGCCAACATCACACCAAAGTCGATGTCGTAGAACGTCCGGTCTGCCAGGCGGATCTTGAAGGGCTCGAATTCCCACCAGATCACCTCGCCGGCATGCTTGCGCAGCTCGAGCATGGCGGCGTATTCGGCCTCGGTGCGATTCATCTTGCCAGCCGGAAGGCGGCCCAGGGCCCTGAACTGCGGCGTCATGCGGCACCCCTATCCATGGCCCGGTTCGTGGCCTCCATCGAGCGATAGACGTCGATCGCAGCCTGGGCGATCACCATGGTCCAGCGGAGCTGCTCCTCGAGCCTGACGGCTTCCTTCAGGCCATCCAGGTGTGCCGAGTACGACTCATCGGCATAGGCCTCGCGCTCCTGGGCCGCAGCGCTGGTGTTGCCGGCCTTCTCGGCCGACCGCATCAGGATGGCCTTCAAGCTCTTGCGGTACTCCTCCAGGTACACCCGGTCGGCCTTAGCCTGGGCCAGCCTCGGGCCAGTCGACTGCATCGCCTGCAGCGACTTCATCGGATCCACTTCCCGCGCAACCCCGTCATTCATCTGACCCTCCATCTGTAGTCAATACCTGGAACACCTAGACCACCTGACACTCCGAGCTGGACAGACCTAGCCCTTCCTGGGTAGGCCTTCACATGAACCGACACTCGTCGCAGTTACATGACCCGCCAGTCGCTCGACGCTGGGGCACTAGCTTCGCCACCCCGCTGCCCTGTCTCAACGTCTACCCCCCGGTTGGGCTTCGTGGCCTGCGTGCCGGTGCATTTGCATGCGTCCACGCAGGCCATCGAGGCCGGCCTATCCGGCCGCCTCAAGGCCCACCGACCGGTACTCCACTGGCTGCCCCCTCATAGCCCCCACCAGCAGCCTGCAAAGGGCCGGCAGGCCGTACTGGACGTGCAGGTCGTTGGCATCCATCCCCTCGTACTCCGGAGCGGCCCATGGCAGGCCCGTGGCGGCAGCAGCGAACTGACCTGTGCAGCCCGGGTTGATGCGGGCCTTGACCGGGTCGCGCTGCGGTGCATCGTGGTCTGCGATGACCACACGCTTGCCGCCGATCAGCTTGGCCACGACCTTGAGGTTGTGAGCTGAGAACGTCACGATGACCGCAGCACGCAGGCGCATCTGCCGGCAGGCCAGCTCGACCGACAGAGCAGTGGCATAGCCCTCAACCAGGAACGTCACATCGGGGTGGCGCGGGCCGAGGCGCAGCATGGCGCCGTCGGACTGCTGGCCGTAGATGTACTTTTTCTCCCAGCGCATCTCTTCGGGCAGCCACTTGATGACCTGGCCGCCGACCAGGTGCTGGTGCTGGTCGCGCATGGGGATGAACAGCTCTCCGCCTGGCAGCACCAGGCCGGTGGCATCCGGGAACCCCTTGCGGTGCAGGTAGTCGTGCGTGTCTGGCCTGGCGCTGTCCAGGATCTTTGCCGCCTTGGCCTCGGCGCTCGTGCGCAGGTCGACGCGCTCTTGCATCAGCAACTGCCGGCGCGCACGGGCCCTGGCCCTGTCGGCTTCGGTCTCGGCAGGCGCCCGGGGATCCTGATAGCGGATGGCGACACCGTCACCGTCCCAGGCCCAGACGAAGCCTCCCTTACCGTCCCAGACGTAGGCGCCATTCTTCGAGCGTGGGTGCTCGACCGTGGCGCAGCGGCGCAGCTTGCCGCTGTCGTCCAGGCGGCTCGGGTCGATCTCGACGCCGTGCGCTCGCGCGAAGGCGATGAATTCGTAGCTCATGCCGATGGCCGGTTGTTCGCCTTGGCCAGGCGGATGTTCCGGGACTTGATGAGGTTCAGCACAGGCCTGGTGATCTCGACGTTCGCCGTCCGGTGGAAACTCAAACCCTCCGGGTAGCTGCCGACCAAGTCCTTGAACAGGTGCCAGGCGCGACCCTTCGAGGTCTCTGGGTTGCCGTGGCTGCGCGTGTAAGTGCAGACCTGGGCATAGAGGTGCCGCCGGTCATCGGCCAGCTTGGTCTTGCCGATGTGGATCTCGCGCATCTCACCGGCCTCATGCTCGACCAGTGCGGCCATCGACTGGCGCTCATGACCGCATGCGAGGCATCGCTTGCCCATGGGGCTGAATCCGCACGACGGGCATGATTTCTTGGGCTGGTCGTCCTCGGAGTCCTTGCGGATCGCCGCGTCGAGCTTCTCGCCCATGTCGAGCGAATCCAGGCCATTGAAAAAAATGTCGCTGTAGTCGTCGGCGAACCGCTCGATGTTCCCGGAGTGGTCCATCAGGATGCAATCGGTCTTGCCGGTGCTGGGGCTGCTGCGCAGGCCGCGCCCCCACATCTGGATGGCCGTGCTCAGGCTCTTGCGCAGCGGCCTGACATCGACCACGCAGCCGACGTCAGGGACATCGAAACCTTTGGCCAGGGCCTCGACCGAGATCAACACACGGGTGCTGCTGTCGGGCTTCTTGAATTCGGCCAGGATGGCGGTGCGCTCATCCTCCTTCGTCTCCGAGGTGAAGAGCTGCGCCAGGACACCCTGCTCGTTGAACTGGCGGCACATCTCCTCGCAGTGCTTGATCGTGGACCCGAAGACGATCGTCTTGCGGCCCTCGGCATGCTGCTGCCATTCCTTGACAACATCACCGATGATGTCCATGCCACGCTCGCCGGCAGCAGCCTCGGTCCACTCTCCTCCGCTGGTGGCAGCACCAACCATGTTGACCCTGGAGCAGCTCAGGATGCGCATGGGGACCAGCACGCCAGACTCAGTCAATGCCGCCATCGTGGTGGCGTTCACCAGGCGCTCGTAGGTCTGGCCAAGGCCTGGGCTGAACGGGGTGGCTGACAGCCCGATCACGATGGCCCTGGTGGCCTTGATCATCTCGATCACCCACTTGATCTGGGTGTGCGCCTCATCGACCAAGATGACGTCGAAGTCGTCCTTCCAATCGCGCCGCATCAGCGTCTGTGCGCTGGCGATCTGCAGCGGCATGTCTGGGTTGACGCGCCAGTGGTCGGCCATGATCACGCCGTGCGCGCCCAGGCCGTAGTTGTCGGCCACCGAGCTGGTCTGGTTGATCAGGGTGCGCCGGTCGCAGATGAACAGAACCCGCTTGCCCTTGATCAGAGCCTCGTGCGCAACACGCATGCCCAGGTAGGTCTTGCCGGACCCCGTCGGGCTCATCAGCATGACAACGCGCACCTTCTCTCGGACGGCCTGGCGCAGGGACTCGTGGGCCGCCACCTGGAACTCGCGCGGAGGCGGGAAGACCGCCCCGATGTAGTTCGGTTTCGGATCCTCGAAGAGCGGGGCGTTCATTTGCCTTCCGCCTTCCGCTTCCAGCTCTTGGCCGCCCTGATGGCCTCGTTCTTTTCGCTCATCAGGCCGGCAGCGCGGCCTTCCATCACAGCGACCAGGGCTTCCAACTGCTTGATGCGCTCCATGGCCGCCTTGAGCCGGTCGTCCGCATCGAAGATGGCGCCCATCTTGTTGTTGTCGGCGATGGCGCTCTCGCAGCTCTTTGCCATCTCATGGAGCTCGACCAGCAGCTCGTCGTACTTCGCCTTCCAGTCCACGTCTCCGGCCGGCGCTGGTGCAGGCGAGAGCTTCGGTGCCGGCGCCGGATCCAGCTCGGGCGACGGTGCGGGCGTCAGGACCGTCACGGGGCCCGACGCAGGGGACGGGGCGGGCGTGGCCATGGTCGGCTTGGTGGTCTCGACGGCGGCCTTGAGCGACATCTCGCCGGCCTTGACCGCCTCGATCACCTCGGGGGCGGCCTTGGATGCCACCACCTTGGCTTGCTTGATGGTCTTGGTGCTGACGTCAGCCTCTTTGGCCATCTCCGCGTTGGTCGACAAGTGGGGACCTGGTTCCCCCTTTTCAGGGCGGCCTGTTGGAGCCCAGGCATTGCAGGCCACTACCGCCATCGCCCGCTGAGACGCATTCATGTGCCTGCGGTGCAGGTTGCGGCTCTTGACGAAGGCTTTCGGGTCCACGCCGGCCGGGAACTCGACGGCCTTGACAGCCATGCCCAAGCGCACCAGGCAGCCGTAGCGGTGCCAGCCGTCGAGAACCTGGCCCTCGAAGATCGTGATGGGATCACGCTGGCCGTAGTCTTCGATGTCCTGCTGCAGTGCGCTCAAGTCTTCCGGCGACATGGCCGGGAATGCGGCACTCAGGTAGTGTTGGGTCAGCATCAGACGGCCTTGAAAAGGTGGCAGGTCAAAAGGTGGTTACGGCTGGACAGCGCGCCCTTGGCGCACAGGCCTGACGTCTTGAGGTGCTTGCACTCAGGGCAGAACACGCGGGTCTCTTGCTCCTGGTCGCGCAGCGCCAGGCGATCGGCCCAGGCTGCAGCGATCGGCGCAGGCATGCCGAGCCGGTGGAAGGCGCGGCCGCGCTGCATGAGGGTTGCGATCTCGGCGTCGTCCAGGCGCTCGATGCGCGCGTTGACTTCGGCCTGCTCCATCAGGGGCGGCAGCCACCTGTATGGATCGACATCCCCCATAGGGACAGTGTTAGGCTTCATCGGGGATCCCTACACTTCAGCGCATGGCTAAGAGCGCTACCGCACAGATCACACCCGTGATGGGGTGCCACAGTGCGTCTATGCGTCACCTGAAGACAAACCCCCATCCGGCCGATGACGCAGACGTCATTCATCAGTCAGGCCTTCCTGGCTCGTGGCTTGCGCAGCACGCGCCACGGGACGTCTGGCCTGAGAAGCTCGCAGCGGACACCTGTGGCCTCCTCAATCGAGGGGCAATGCTCGGCCGGGATCCGGCCTCTGGAGCGCCACATGCTGGGTAGGCTGGCAGACACCCCGATCAGCCTGGCGAGCTCGGATGTCGATCCGGCTACAGCGATGGCTCGGGAGAGAGCCTTGAGTGGTTTGGAGTCATCTATCACGAGCGTGATATTACAGCCAAACACCATCGTGGGGCAAGTCCCTGATGAAATCTCACCGATGGAAACGATCGCAGAGCGACTCAAGAAGAAGCGCGAATCTCTCGGCCTCAGTCAGCAAGACGTGGCGATGAGGTCTGGCGTCAGTCAAGGCACGATCGGCAACATCGAATCGGGCCTACGCAAGGAGCCGCGCGAGCTGCTGGCGATAGCCGCTGCCATCGGTGTGTCACCACATTGGCTACGTCACGGGACTGACATTAAGGAAGGGGTACGGATCGCCGACAATACTGAATACCATGCTGTTCGTGGGGTGAGGTACACGGTGTCTACCAAAGGTACAGGTTTCGCTGTTGAGTACGAAGACGGACGCGGGTCTCCCATCGTCTTTCATAATTCGTGGTTCGCTGCTAACAAGCTCCGTCCGGAAGCTCTGGTCGTCGTCAAGGTTTCCGGGTCAGCGATGGAGCCGACGCTCTATGACACCGACTTGATCGTGGTCAACACTGATCAGATATCACCCAAGGACGGTCATGTATTCGCGATGATGGTCATGGGTGACTTTGTTGTGAAGCGTCTATTCCACGACGGGGAATGGATCGTCCGATCAGACAACCATGACAAGGCTCGATACGCCGACAAGGTGTTGCGCGCAGACTCGCTGGTGATCGGAGAGGTCGTCTATCGGCAAAGCGAGCGCATCTAGACCGCAGACCGCAGACCCGCACCACCGGCACCAAGCCGACGCCGCCATCAGGGCGGCATTTTTTTCCCTTCGCCGAACACAAACGTGTTGACAGGGTAGAAACACGGTCGTGATAATGAGTGCTCCTAAGCACCAGAGATCACGCAATGCGCAAGAGCCACTTCATCACACCCAGGCGGTTCGATGACACCGTCTTGGACCCGACAGCAGGCGCCGTCGAGCACTACAGGCCGGCCATCTCGGTCTGGGCCGAGGTGGCCCAGCTCACGCTGATGGTCATCATGTGCGTGTCCCTAGCCTTCATCGGCTTTGGCGTGTACGAGTGGATCGTGGACGGCGTATGAGCCTCACCGCGATCGAGCAGATCACCCCTTCTGTCATCCCAGTCGGTGGCGCCACTCCGGCTGACCTGGTCCTGGTTGCTCTGCAGCGCGGCGCCAGCATCGAGCAGCTCGGCCAGCTCATGGAGCTCCAGTTCCGCTGGGAGGCCCGCGAGGCCGAAAAGTCGGCCGTGCTGGCCATGACCGAGTTCAAGGCAGACCCGCCGGTAATCTTCAAAAACAAGCAGGTCGAGTTCAGCGGCACCAGCTACAAGCACGCCACCATCGGTGACGTGACGGGCGCTGTGACTGCCGGCCTGTCGAAGCACGGCTTCAGTCACCGCTGGTCGGTGGATCAGCCTGGCGACGGCCAGATCATCGTGTCCTGTGTGCTGACCCACAAGCTCGGACACAGCTTCAGCACCAGCCTGACAGCCAGCGCCGACACCAGCGGGAAGAAGAACCCGATCCAGGCGATGGCCAGTGCCGTCACCTACCTGCAGCGCTACACGCTGTTGCTGGCGACTGGCCTGGCCACGCATGACCAGGAAGACGACGACGGCAAGGATGCCGGCGCCGCCAGCCCGCGTCACGTCGAGGGTGTGCTGCAGGACCTGATGTCCGACGTCCAGCATGCAGCGGATGACGCTGCAGTCATCGCCGTCTGGACCATCGGCAAGAAGATCTTGGCCGGCCTGGGCGACACCACTGCCAGCACCGAATTCAGAGCGGCCGTCGCGGCGCGTCGTCAGCAACTGGGGGCGAAGCAATGATCAAGTGGAGCCTTGCCCCGCAGGGGTCTGATGAATGGAAAGCAGCCAGGCGCGGTGTGCGCACCGCCAGCAAGTTCAAGGTCTGCCGCGAGCGTATCAGGGGCGGCCATATGTCAAAGCCCTGCATCCAGTACGGCATGGACCTGGCGCGAGAGCGCCTTGGCGGCCAGGCGCCAGACATCTACCAGACCGAAGCCATGCGCCTGGGAAGCAAGATGGAAGCGGTCGCCCGCCAGAAGTACGAGCTGCTGAAGGGTGTGCTGGTCGATGAGGTTGGCTTCGCCTTCACCGAAGACCGGCTCTTCGGCGCGTCTGTCGATGGCCTGATCGACACCAAGGGTGGCTGGGAGTGCAAGACCATGGTCAGCAGCGACACGCTGTTCAAGACCCTGGTGCATGGCGACATCACCGAATACGTCGACCAGTGCCTGGGCGCCATGTGGCTGCTGCACCTGGACTGGATGGACCTGACGCTGTACTGCGCCGATCTGGATCTGATGAAGGTCATTCGCATCGAGCGCAACGAGGCCGAGATCGAGGCTCTGGTCAAGGACCTGATGGAGCATGAATCGCTGACGGCCAGCTTCGAGGCCGAGCTTCGCAAGCTGATGCAGCCAGCGCAATCCGCACCGACCACGGCACCAGCACCAGCCGCAACACCCGCCGCAAATGCGGTGACCCCCACAGCCCTTCCCGAACTTTTCTGAGGACAACATGGAAGCATCTTTCGCAGATCTTGTGGATCACGAGCTGGCAGATCGCCACACTGAGCGCGATGCGGCTGCTGCCGTCGCGCCGACACAGAACCTGCTGTCTCTGATCAAGCCGGCCAACGACCTGACCTTGGAAAAGGCCAACGTCGGCACCCTGGCCGTGGCTGCGCTGGGCGACTGGCGCACCAGCGTCAAGGTCGCAGTCGACACGCTGACCGGCGTCGAGCACGACCTGTCGACCCAGAGCAAGGTCGATGAGGCCAAGAGCCTGCGCCACAGGCTGATCGGAAAGCCGCTTGCCGGCCTGCGCGCCGACGGCAAGCGCATCCGTTCGCTGCTGTCTCAGGCGGGCAAGGCCGTGACCAAGGCAGAGGAAGACGCCGAGAAGGGTTTCGCCCAGGCCGAGGCGTTGATCACCCCGCAGATCGAAGCGGCCGAGGCCAAGCTGGAAGCTGAGCGTCAGGAGCGTGCCCGCATCGAGGCCGAGCGCGTGGCCAAGCACAAGGCCGGCCTCGAGAAGCTGCAGGGCTACCTTGGCAAAGCTGCAGGCTCAACGTCGGCCACCATCGAAAAGGCCATCGAGGCGCTCTCGGACATGGTCTTCGAGAAGAAGGACTGGGAAGAGTTCGCTGGCCAGGCGCAGGGTGCTCGTGATGCGACCGTCGTCGGTCTGCAGGCCCTGCTGGTCGAGACGAAGGCCCGCGAGGATCGTGAGGCCGCTGCCGAGGCGCTGCGCCTAGAGAACGAGCGCCAGGCTAAGGCCCTGGCTGCTGAGCGCGCCGAGCTGGAGCGTGAGCGCAAGGCCCTGGCTGCCGAGCGCGCTGCCGCGCAGGAGGCCAAGAAGGCCTCCGATCTAGCTGCTGCACCCCAACCCTCGCTGATCCCGGAAAAAGCGCTGGAACATCCCGTGTCGGCTGTGCCGGCAGCCCTTACCAAGGTCAAGCGCGTACCCATCCAGAAGACCGATGAGGGTCCGTTCGCCGAGATCCGCGCTGCTGCCGACAAGCACGGCGTCAACACCAACGACGGCCGCTGGACGTTCGACCTGCAAGGCCTGCTGGCCCTGCTGACTGACGTCAAGGTCACCCACTCCTGAACCACAGCAACAGCTCACTAAAAGGACCACATGAGCGACTATGACAACGAACTTCGAGGCGTTCTGTTCAAGAACGACCGCAAGGAACAAGACCGCCACCCCGACTACAAGGGGAGCTGCGAGATCGGCGGCGTCGAGTACTGGATCTCGTCCTGGCTGAAGGACGGCCGCAACGGCAAGTTCCTGTCTCTGGCCTTCACCGAGAAGGACCAGCAGGGCCAGACCCAGCAGCGCCGCGACCCGCCGCCGCGCGAGACCCGCCGCGATGACCGAGATGACCTCGGTGGCCGCTACAGCGATCGGCGCCCGCAGGCCCCGGCCCCGGCCCCGGCCCAGCGCACGCAGCAGCGCCAGGCCCCGCCGCCCCAGGATTTCCAAGACGATGACATCCCTTTCTGACTTAGGAGAAGCAAGCATGGGCACCGAAACCAAAGAGGGCCGCTGCCCAAATGCCCTGGCCCCGCTCGAAAAGGCCAAGCTGCTGCTGGCGGTCAGCTCGACCTATAGCGGCTCCGGTCTGATCGACAGGACCTTCGCTGAGAAGTTTCAGGCCGACACCGGAATCGCCACGCTGCACCACCATGTCTGCTCTGCCCGTAAGCAGCTCGGGATCAGTGCCAACGCGGTGACAAGCAACGCTCGTATTCCCCTGCTTCCCCGCATCGCCGAGCTGGAGGCCAAGCTGGCGCAGGCCATGGACCGCATCGATGTGCTCGAGCGCTTCGAGTTCATCCAGTACAAGCCCAAGAACACCTGAATTGACACGGGGTCCGCTGCAATGGCATGGCAAGAGCCGCAGCGGCACGGCCCTCGGGGGCTTTGCAACACCATGGCCCGTGGTGACGATCTTGCCAGGGCACCCATCTTCAACAACCAAGGATTGACATGTCCGAACCCATCGTTTCCACCCTTCGCCGACTCCAGGGTGGCGCCTTCAGCAGCGACTGCGGCGACAAGCTGGCATCCGTCGTGAAGGCCGTCGAGTCGACCGGCAAGGCCGGCAAGCTCGTCATCACCATCGACGTGGCCAAGAGCGGCGCTGCCGTCTCGATCAAGGCGACCGCAGTGGACAAGACGCCGCAGGAGCTGCGTGACCCCGATCTGTTCTGGTCGACGCCGGAAGGGCGCCTGACCGAAGAAAACCCGAACCAGCGCAAGCTGGATCTGCAACAGATCCCGACCCAGGCGCGCGTCGTCGCTGGGGCCTGAACCACCACCGACTTCTAGGAATCCAACATGACCTACAACTCAGACACCGAAACCAACAACCTCGTTGAGTCCATCGTTGCCCACATGCCAGCGCCAGACCACATTCTGGAGCTGGGCTTCTTCAGGGACAACTCCGCTGAGCCCCACAGCAGCGTTCATCACATCGCTGTGCCCAAGGACTTCGAAGTCAAGACTTTCGATGATGAGAAGCTGCAATCCACTCCGCGCCGCGCAGTGGGGACTGCCACCCTTGGCGATGATGAGAGCTTCTTGGCCTACGTCGACAGGCACTGTGTCGTGTCCACCGCAGCCTGGGTCCACTTTGCTCCGGCCCAATCGAGGCTGGCCTTCTCGGCTGTGATCAACGACCACATGTCCGGAACCCCCGGCTGGCGTGACCACAAGGCTACCTTCGTACCGGAGACCAGCCACGAATGGAAGACCTGGATGGCCGCCAACGGAAAGCGCATGAGCCAGGTGGACTTCGCGGAATTCATCGAAGAGAACGAGAAGGACATCGCTGGTGGTGACGGCTTGCCCAGCTCTCTGGAGATGCTGTCGATGGCCAAGAACTTCGAGGCCAACAGCGACAAGTCCTTCAAGTCCAAGGTCAACACCCAGTCGGGCGGTGTCGAGCTGGTCTTTGTGGACAGCGACAACGCAGAGACCCAGTCGCGCATGAAGCTCTTCGCGCGCTTCCAGGTCGGTATCCCGGTGTTCTGGTCGACCACAAAGGATGGCAGCCCGATCACGGCCTGGCCGCTGCAGGCCCGGCTGAAGTACAGCACGGCTGGTGGGAAGCTGACGTTCTGGTACGAGCTGATCCGACCCGATGTGGTCCATGAGCTGGCGTCGATGAACCTGATCGCGAAGATCAAGGCCAGCCTTGGTGGTGTGCCGCTCTACACGGGCGCCTTCAACGGCTGATCGAGAGCATCGAATCGAGAGCAGGGCCCGCCGACCGGCGGGTCCACACCAGAGCAAACACCATGAACTTCAACGAATACCAAGCCCTGGCCATGCGCACCGCCAAGCGCTTCGGCCATGAGGCTACCGATCTGACCCATGCCAGCCTCGGCCTGGCGACAGAGTCCGGCGAATTCATCACTGAGGTCAAGCGCGCGGCGATCTACGACAAGGAAATCACCGACGAAATCCGAGTCCACATGGCGGAGGAGTTGGGCGACCTGCTCTGGTACGTTGCGCTGGCCGCCGAGACCCTCGGGATATCGATGCACCAGATGGCTCGAGACAACATTGCCAAGCTGCAGTTGCGCTTCCCGCAGTCCTACAGCAACGAGGCTGCCGAGGCCCGTGCAGACAAGGGCGGCCTGGACGCGAGACAGTCGTGACTGATCCGGTCAACCACCCGAGCCACTACACGTCCAGCCCGGCCCATTGCGGCTGCGGAGCCTGTGTCGAATGCATCCAGATCACTGAGCACATGGGCTTCTGCCTGGGAAATGCCATCAAGTACATCTGGCGCGCAGACCTGAAAGATGACGCAATAGAGGACCTGAAGAAGGCCGCCTGGTACATCAACCGTGAAATCGAAAGACGACAGAAATGACTGCACCGAAGCACAAGCACACCAGCACGGCCAATGCCATTGCGCAGCATCTTCAGAAGATCAAGATGGCAGCCGAGAAGGCTATGCAGGATGAAGGCAAGAAGGACATCCGCGAATTGCTGGACCACGCCAGCGGCAGCCAGCGTATGGTCCTGCTCGAGCCGGCCGAGGTCTACGACAAGTGCATCGTCGCTGTGACCCATGTCGACGGCGAGGATGTCCTGGTCTACAACAAGCTGGCCGTCATCATCGCGATGACGCGCCACATGGAGATCGATCTCCAGGCTGCGGTGGACGTCTTCACCGCATCCCTGGCCGCCAGGAGGCTCGCTCCGGCTGTTGATGCCTACGGCAAGCCCTTGCCCAAGCCGCCCATCTTCATCGTGCCCCTGGAGGACTACCTGTCATGACCGCCCTCCGTGAAGCCGCCCAGGCGGCACTGGAAGCGCTAGAGAGCCTGCAAGGCGGCTGTACTGACCATAACGATGGCACCGTCGAGGCGATAACCGTCTGGTGCCCCGAGGTCATTGACGCCCTCCGCGCCGCCCTGGCAGATGCCGCCCCTGCGCCCGCAGACTTCGACTCGGCGCTGGCCGAGTACGCAGCCGCGTGCGTGCATTTGAAGACCGACGAGATGCGCGCTGGGTACATCAAATTGCGCGGGATGCTGGCCGCCCCTGTGCCGCAGGGTGAGCCGGTGGCGTGGATATGCAAGACCGGCCACGGAACCGGATTGCGCGCTGAAAAGCCAACCGGTGACGTGATGCCGTTTTGGACCCCGCTCTACACCCGGCAGCCCGCACCTACCCCGCAGCCCTATTATCTAAGCGATTACCCAGACGGTCGCACAGCAGTGTGCGAGATGGCAACGGGAAAAATCGTGCAATGGGTGGCGCAGCCGCTGACGGATAAGCAGATCGACGCCGCCACCCGCCGTGCCATCGTCCGCGCAGCCGCGCAGCCGCGCAGATCGGGCGTGCCCATGAGTAAGCACACGCCGCACACACCGGGGCCTTGGGATACCGTCTGTGATAACGGCGGTAACCCGTGGGTCAAAGCCGATGTCTACTGGATTGCACAATGCTTGTCTAGCGTCCCGCCAGGCATCGGAGTGTGGGAATCAGCCGAAGCCAACGCCCGCCTGATCGCCGCTGCGCCTGACTTGCTGGCTGCTCTCGAAAAGGTGTGGGCGGAAGGTGTCATTCCAGATGGGTTTGCATTGCTGCAAGACCAAGTGTGTGACGCAATCGCCAAGGCAGAGGGTGCCAAGTGATCCCTCTACCAGAGCCCTACACCGAGCAAGTCATTGAATACAGCGGCATCGCCGTGAACCGAACGGACAAGTTCCCGCTGTTCACCGCCGACCAGATGCACGCCTACGCCGCCGCCAGCGTGGCCGAGGCTGTGCTTCAGGAACGGGAGCGGTGCGCTGGTGTGTGCGAGGCTCTTGAGCTGGAATACCCATCGTCGGGAGAGGCGGGCTGGTACGCAGCAACCATCGAGTGCGCAGCCGCCATCCGCGCAGGGGGCAAGGGCTAACATGCTCACCGCAGCCCAGGTCGGGGCTATGCTGGGCATCAGCGCCCGCACAGTCTATGACATCCCCGAAGACCGCCTCCCCCGCTACCGCCTGGGCGCTGGGAGCGGTGCGGTACGCTTCGACCCCCAGGATGTGGAGGCCTACAGAGCATCATGTCGATCTACAAAGACAAGCCCAGCGGCCGATGGCGATTCGACTATGACCGGCGCATCGATAGCTGCCGCGTTCGCAGGCGTCAGCTTCTCCCTGCCGGCTGGTCGCGCGACCAAGCCGAAGCCTACGACCGCAAGGAAAGCTCGGCCCTGTCAGCGCTCGCGCACGGCATTGCCAAGCCTCGGTTCACCATTGGTCAAGCTGTCGCTCGCTACCTGAAGGACCGGGTTCCGCAGCTCAAGGCCGGCGCCAATGCAGCGCGCGAGATTGAGGCCTTGAGAGATTGGTGGGATGGTCGGGCAATCGATGACCTGGCTGCCGTCTGTGCCGAATACGCGGCAGACCAGCACGGCGCGCTGAAGCCAGCGACCATCAAGAACCGAATCGCCTACCTGCGGTCGGCCTGCCGGTGGTCCTGGAAGCGCCACGGCATGGGCGAGCAGGACCCGGGCGCCAGGGTGGTAGCTCCGGTGGTCGACAACGCCCGCACAACGACAGCCACGCGCGCCCAGGTGCTGCAGTTGGCCAGGGCCTGCCGGCATCGCGGTGTGCGCGCCTTGCTCTGGGTCCTGTACTTCAGCGGCATGCGTGTCAGCGAGGCGCAGCGCGCCGTGCGCAGTGGGGGATTCTTCGTCCTGGCCGACACCAAGAATGGCGAACCGCGCGTGATCCCAATCCACCCCAGGGCGCTGGCCGCATCTCGCGTGCCTATGCCGCCGCGCAGCGTGATCGACTACTGGTGGCCGATGGCGCGCGAGGCCTGCGGGCTGCAGCACATCACGCTGCACGACTTGAGGCACACAGCGGCGACGGAGATGGTGAACGCGGGCGAGGATTTGGCCACCGTGGGGAAGGTGCTGGGCCACAAGAGCGCAGCCAGCACGATGCGATACAGCCACCACAGCACGCAGCGGCAAGCGCTGGCAGTGGGGAAGATCGGGCGGAAGGTTGGATGAAATCCACCCACGCCAGTTTTCTGAGAAGCCGTCTAGAAGATGGAAAGCAACAAGCTAAGTCGTTGATTCATCTAGGTTAATTGGTGGAGGCGCGATCCGGAGTCGAACCGGACTAGACGGATTTGCAATGGGTCTCCGCGCATCCCGCGCATGCCGCTGTCATAGGTGCGCGCCCCTGGCGGTTGCCGCTGAAAATGCGGTATCCGCAGCTTGTTGGCCAAAAAGTTCCCCACGCCTTTACCCACGACAACACACTCACGAATTCTCAGCCATGACCAAAAAGTACACCGAAAGAACACCTGGATCCATAGACTGGGCCATCGAGCAGGTCAACCTCCAGTCCGGCTTCAAGGTGCTGGAGTTCCTGGCATCAGGCGCCATGGCCAACGAGCTCGGCATCGACTGGGAGCCGCCGCTGGTGGAGCACAGCGGCGGCGCCGTCATCGTGCATGAGCGGATGAGGTTCCTGTGAAAGTTAAGCTAAAGCCGTGCCCGTTCTGCGGAAGCAGTTCTGTGCTCAGTCACGAGCGGGGGGATGAGGTCCGCAACCAGCGTTGGCGAGCAGGCTGCGATGTGTGCGGCATCTGGACCACTTGGTGTTCTGGATCCAATAGCTGGGCGACCAAAAAGACAGCCGACACCGCTGCAATTTTCAGCGTAGCCGCCTTCTGGAACAGCCGGGCTACAGACCAGCCTTCCGCTTCAGGGCCTCTGCCCGGCCCAGCGTGACCGATCGCAGGAACTGGTCGTAGACCTCGGCCTCATCCCGCTCGAGCTGCTTCACCGCACCGCGCTGGTAGGCCAGGCTCAGGGTCTTGTCCCCGTTGATCTCATCGACCCGGTCGCGCAGCGACTTGATCTGCTTCTGGTAGCCCTTGGCGCCCCGGGCTAGGGCCAGCAGCTCCTCGTTGTCCGCAGACACCTTGTTCATGCCGTCCTCATCGCCGGCCTTGGCTGCACGCTGGAAGTCCAGCAGCGCGGCCTTGGCTTCGTTGCTGGCATCCCAGAAGGCGCGCCGGCTGTCTGTCACCCGTTCCTGCTTGGTGTAGTCGCGCAGGATGGGGATCTCGTGGCGCTCCGGCGCCAGGGCGTCGTTGTCTGGGTTGCTCATGCCGGCCCGAACACCCAAGCCCGCCAGGTGCGTCAGGTCCGACAAGAAGGTGCCGGTGCCGCCGGTCAGGGCGCTGGCCCAGAACTTCAGGGTCTCTGGGCTGATGTCGACCGCGCCACTCTGTGTGGCCGTTCCGCCCGTCAGGTCACTCATCCCACGGGCCAGCATGTCGTAGCTGCTGCCCTTGGTGCTGCGGTTCAAGCGCAGGAAGTCAGGCCGGCCCTCATCGAATTTCGAGTCCGGAACGATGGGGCTACCGAAGCTGGAACGGTTCGCGACGATGCGTGCGGCATCGCGGAACAGCTCGCCGCCGGCATATCCGGGTATCAGCTCGACAAGGCCCTTGGGGTCTGCTGTGCCCCAGGTCTTGGCGCCCTCGAGCGGATTTCCGACCGGGCTGAAGTTCGACAGGAGGGAGTTGGCGATGCTGACCGACAGCTCGTTGATGCTGCTGCCGCGCTGCAGGTCGAACATCGCATTGCCCAGGCTGTGGAAGATGCCGAACCCGAACGGCACCGGGATGGTGATGTAGGTGTCCTCGCCAGTGCGCAGGATGAGGTTGCGGTCCTTGACGTTGTTGCTGATCTTGAGCCAGCGCTGGTAGTCGTCGTCGCCGCCGCCGAACTGCAGGGCGGCCAGGGAATAGGCAGACGCCAGCATGCCCCACACAAGCGCCATAGCCTGGCCCTTGTGCTTGCCCTTGGTGAACATGTCGATGATCGACGCTGTGTCCTGCACGTTGGGGTTGAAGAACAGGTACAGGGCGCCCAGCGTGCCGCCCATCTCGCCCTTGCGGTTGAAGTTCAGGGTGCTGTTCTTGCCGGCGCTGGCAGCCTGATCGACCGACCCAGTCTCCTGAAGAACCTGCTCGAAGGCAGCCAGCCGCATGGCGTTCTCAGTCGCCCCGTTCAGGCGCTCGATCCAGCCGGCCAGGCCACCGATGACCTTGCCCGCAGCAACCCGCGCGCTGGCCTTGTACCTGCCCTGCATCGCCAGGGCCTTGACGCCGACGTATTCCTCGTACTGCTTCTGGATGTCGGTGCCAATGCGCTCCAGGTCGCCCAGGTAGGCTGCGCCCGTGCTGCCGCCGCTGGCCCGGTACTGGTCGATCAGCGGGGTGCTGGTGCCGCTGAAGCTGTAGCGCAGCAAGCTGGCCAGGGCCTTGGGGTACTTGGCCAGGACGCCGGCCGTCGTTTTGACGCCGAAGTTCCCGGTCAGCTTGATCACGCCGGATCCGAAGTCCCGGATCAGGTTGCGCGGGATGAAGGCCGGGTTGTAGCCGGTGTAGGCCCGCGACAGGAACGTGTTGATGTTGCGGCTGATCTGGATCAGCTTGCCCATCTGGTCGCTGTTCAGGCGCTTGTAGGACTGGGCCAGCAGCGGGTCGTTGATCTGCATGCGCACGGCGTGGCCGTTGACGTAGACCTGCGCCTCGTGCTCCTCGAGCATCGGGCGGGCCCGGTACTGGACCATCGGGTCGCCCACCATCTCTCGGATCACCAGGCGGTGCGCGCCGGGAGACCTGACCCTGATCTGGTCGCGGATGAACTTCTCGGCATCGGCCCGGGTGTCGAAGGTGGCCACCGACAGCGCAGGGTTCTGCGCGCGGACGTCGTACTGCTTGCTGTTGACCAGCATGGCCCGCTTGACCGGCTGGTCGACTGTGCCGATCCGAGGGTCGGCCATCTCGGTCAGCCACAGCATCATGGTCTGGCCGACACGGTTCTTTTCGACCAGCATCACTGCACGCTCATAGTCGCGCATGATGTTCTCGAGGATGTGCTCCTCGCGCAGCGTGTGGCCCATGGCCCGCTTGGTCTTGCCATTGACGCTCAGGCCCTTGCCGGTGCCAGTCTTGCTGGCCTCGGCATCATCCCCGCCCTTCAGGGGGACGTAGTGCTGGTAGGCAGCGCTCCAGGCTGCAGACTGCTCCGGGGTGATGATCCCGCCGCGCAGCAGGATGTCCTTGGCCCGGGTCGTGATGGCCTGGAACTGGGCCGCGATAGCCTTGAGCTGCGGGCTGGCTGCAGCCAGGATCTGCTGCGCGTCTGCGGTGTCCATGCCGCTGCCGCCATCTGGCATCTGCGGGTTGATCCTGGCGACCTGCTGGTTGCGCTCATCGGCATGCTGCGCGTGCAGCACCTGGGCAATGTCGTCCAGGCTGAAGCCGGCCCGCTGGGCGCGCTCGATCAGTGGCTTGAAGGTCTTCTCGCGGAAGTCCTCGATGCGTGTGGCTGTGCGGCCATGCATGCGCTCCTCGGCCCCATAGACGTCAGATGCCAGGCTGAGCTGCGCGCCGTTCTCCAGCGCCCAGGTGCGGATCTTCTGCATGCGGAGGTGCTGGTCCTGGATCACGCGCCGGCTGGCCTCGTAGCGGGTCTCCTCGGGCACCGGCTGCTGCTGGTGGCTGAAGCGGATGTCTGGGTTGGTCGGGTCGAAGGCGCCACTGTTGTCGGTCTGCTTGCGACTGAACATCGGCAGGCCGTCGGCCGCCTTCTCGCGCATGGCGGGGGTGATGTCGAAGCCGGGCTGACCTTCGTGCGTGATGTCGTACTCGCCAGTCGGCTCGCCAGTAAACGCGCTGGTGCGTTGATCTGCGAGATCCACCGACTCCATCCGCCCACCACCCAGCTTGCGCAGCACGTCCTTGGCCACGGCCGGCACGATCTTGTCGTAGAAGGCCTTCATGCCTTCGCCGCCGGCCTTGAGGTCAAGGCCGCGCAGATCTCCGCTGTCGTCCTGGTTGATCTTCTGCGCGATCTCCTTGCCGAGGACATCCTCGAGGGTCTTGCCTTCGAAGTCTCCTTCGGCGATGACGCCCTTCCCGCCGGCCGGCGTGTTCACCTCGAAGCCGATGGTATTGCCGCCGGACGTCTCGAGCTGCACGAGCGTACGCATGACGTTCAGGTCGGAGCTGAACCCGGGGTTCCACTGGATGTAGTTGACCTGGCTGCTCAGGTCATATCGGTCGGCGCTCTGGTCGCCCGTGACGAACGCCACCTTGTCGTAGCCCTCATCGACGGCCATCTTGATGACGCGCTTCAGGGCCAGGGCGACCCACTTGTCGGTCTTGTCTATGAAGGGGGCGCGCGGCACGCCGCCCCTGTTCGGCGCCTGACTGACCGTGCTGCGCTGCTCCTCCAATACATCGAAAGTGCCGCGATTGATCTCTCTGATGACCAGCCGCGCCTCCATGTTTTCGCCGGGGTTGGGCGGCGGATTGCGCCGAATCCAAGTCTCCGCAGCAGCGCGAGAGGCTGTGCGCTCCAAGGTGTCTACCGCCTGCCATTCGGTGTTCTGCGGAATCAGGTCGCCCGTGATACCTTTCTTCTTGCCCTCCTGCGCCCAGTCGCTCTGGATCTCCTCCACGAACAGCACGCGCTTGCCGTCGGCATCTGTGCGGTCGTTGACGCGGATGTGGGCCAGGATGTTGGGCTGGTCCCAGTGTCCGGATAGATAGTTGACTTTTTCCGCACTGGCATTGAACTTGGTGCGCGCCGCTTCTGTCAGGTCGGCGTCACGGGCGACTCGGGCTTGCCTAGCAATCTCTTGCGCTTCAGCCGCCTCATCACTGAATGGTCCGAATTTTTCTTCGGCGTAACGCAAGGCTGCTGCAGACTCTGCAATAGACCGTGCGTGTTTCTGCGCTACAGCAGCGCGCCACTCATCATTGGAGTTGACTTTTGGCGGCAGCGTCAGCAGCACCTCACGGTAGTTGGTGCCGCCTGGCAGGGTGTAGCTGTGGTACTTCGTCTGGGCCGCGCTGTCGGGGTAGGTTTCAGCGAAGAGATCATTGGCCGTGTCGATGACCTCCTGGTCGCTGAAGTCCCCATAGTCGGCGTTGAACTCTGCCTTGGTCTGATCGTGATATTCCCGCAGGAAGTCGCGCGCAGAGCCAAAGGAGGAGAACTCCTTGTGCAGGGAGCCTGCGCCATGCACCGTCTCTTCCAGCTTCACGCCGTTTCCGGCCAGGAACTGCAGCACCTGGTCCTTGGTGACCTTGCCCTGCTGCAGCGCCAGCCAGTCGTTGATGCCGGACCACTCGACCTCGTCGGCCTTGACGTCGCCCTTGGCCACCAGGCCCTTGATGACGCCATTCCAGCCCTGTGCGGGGCCGGCCTTCATGTCGACGGTGCCCAGGCGGCGCTCGAGGGCGCTGTACCAGGGGTCCTGCTTGGCACTCATGCGAGGGGATTCGTCGCCAGCCACACCTTCGCTCCAGGTCCACTCAGGCATCAGCCCGGTCTTCTGGTCAGCGAAGACGGTGTCTTCGACCTTGGCAGTCTGGTTCTTCTCGGCATGCGGCCCATAGTTCAGCCAGGAGTTCTGGCCACGGGTCTCGCTGGTGATGGC